GTAAAAAAACTTTCCCCCAAAGTGGGAGAGTACGTACTAAAAAGAATGGGTTCAATAGGGATGGAACTATGAAAAGAAGTTCCGCAAACAAAGCGGGGTTTCGATCTAACTTTGAACTGGGCATCGCTAGGGCGTTGGGTAACAGTGCAATACCCTACGAGTATGAAAACATAAAGCTGACGTACATACCCAAGCCTCGCACATACACTCCCGACTTTCATTTAATAGAACAAGACATACTGATAGAAGCAAAGGGGTTCTTTGACAAGTCAGACCGCGTCAAGATGCAACTGGTAAAAGAACAGTATCCTGACTTAGACATACGTATTGTTTTCCAAAATGCAAAGAATAAGATTTACAAGGGTAGCAAAACTACGTACGGTGCTTGGGCTACACGCTACGGATTTGAATGGGCAGAAGGTAGCATCCCAGAGGAGTGGATCAAAAATGACAATAGACGAAAGTGAATACGAAAAAGCCAGCCTACTACCTAACAGGTGGTACGTCATACTACGTAAAGTAGATGAAGATAGCTTTGCCATAGCATCGTACGACACCACACTAGATGACGATCAAGACTTTTACGAAGCAGGTACTGTAGTTACTAACGGAGTCATGGAGTTGATAGAGTCTGACTTTGAACGTGTGGTGGATGCAGGTCTAGCCCGTCTAGCCTTTAATGAAATAAAAGAAGACATGCTGGCTGACGAAGAAAACGAAGAAGTGGTAAAGAAGCACGAAGGTAACAACGTAGTTAAGGTAGACTTTGGAGCCAAGCAATGACAACGATGAACGACTATCAAGTACAGGCTCGTAAGACAGCTATCTACCCAGCCAACGCAAAGATAACTTACCCTGCGCTTGGGCTTGCTGGTGAAGCAGGTGAGGTGGCAGACAAAGTAAAGAAGATTATACGTGACGACAAAGACACACCAGAGTACCGCACTGAAATTGCCAAAGAGATAGGTGACGTGTTGTGGTACTGTGCTGTATTGGCTGACGACTTAGGATATGACCTTCAACAGATTGCAGACATGAACATTTGGAAGTTGAAAGAGCGTATGACAAGTGGTAAGATACGCGGAGATGGTGACAACAGATGAGGCACGAGCAGTACATGAAAGAGAAAGCAGACAATGTCAACAACCCGCCACACTACAATAAAGCAGGTATTGAGTGCATTGAAGCAATCGCGGCGGCGACAGGCGATGGGTTCCAATACTACCTGCAAGGAAACATTATCAAGTACCTCTGGCGATACCGATACAAAAACGGAAACGAAGACCTTAAAAAAGCCCAGTGGTACCTAAACAGATTGATAGAAGAGAGAGATACAAATGAATAATTCACTACCAACACCATACCAAGAGTTTATCCACAAGTCACGTTACGCCCGTTGGAAAGAAGACCAACAACGCCGCGAGAACTGGGGCGAGACAGTAGCAAGATACTTTGACTACATGCAGGAGCATCTAAAGAACAACCACGCCTACACCCTTCCTAGCACGTTGCGTAACGAACTAGAGAACGCGGTGCTGGGACTAGAGGTCATGCCATCTATGCGGGCTATGATGACTTCGGGTGATGCCCTAGACCGTGACAACGTGTGTGGCTACAACTGTTCGTACATCCCTGTTGACAGCCCCCGTTCGTTTGATGAGTGCATGTACATTCTTATGTGTGGTACAGGTGTGGGCTTCTCTGTTGAGCGTGAGAACGTAGATAAGTTACCCACCATTTCAGACAACTTCCACGATTCAGACACTGTCATCAAAGTCGGTGACAGCAAGCCCGGATGGGCAAAGGCGTACCGTGAGTTGATTGCGTTGTTGTATGCTGGGCAGGTACCACAGATAGATGTGTCTGTTGTACGTCCTGCTGGTGAACGCCTCAAGATAATGGGTGGACGTGCATCAGGGCCGCAACCGCTGGTCGAACTGTTTAACTTCACTATTGAAACATTTAAAAAGGCACGGGGACGCAAGCTGTTTCCTATAGAATGCCACGACTTGATGTGTAAGGTAGGCGAGATTGTAGTCGTGGGCGGCGTACGTCGTAGCGCACTGATTAGCCTGTCTAACTTGAACGATGACCAGATGGCACACGCTAAGTCAGGTATGTGGTGGGAGAACGAACCGCAACGTGCGTTGGCTAACAACTCTGTAGCCTACAAAGGTAAACCAGAGATGGGTACGTTTATGCGTGAGTGGGTGTCCCTGTACGAATCTAAGTCAGGTGAGCGTGGTATATTTAATCGCCAAGCTGCTGACATACAGGTAGGTCGCAACGAACGCCGTGAGCAAGGTCACATGTGGGGGACTAACCCGTGTTCGGAGATAATCTTACGCCCATACCAATTTTGTAATTTGTCAGAGGTGGTAGTGCGTGAATCAGACAGCTTAGACTCACTTAAACGTAAAGTGCGTCTGTCTACTATACTAGGCACGTTCCAGTCTACGCTGACCAACTTCAAGTATCTGCGTAACATCTGGAAAAAGAACACAGAAGAAGAGCGTCTGCTGGGTGTGTCACTGACAGGCATCATGGATCATGCCGTGTTGTCAAAGAATGTGGACAGCAAAAGATGGCTAGAGGATATGAAGAACGAAGCTGTCAAGGTAAACAAGAAATACGCAGAAGTGCTGGGCGTACCACAGTCTGCGGCTATCACCTGTGTGAAGCCTAGTGGTACTGTGTCTCAACTTGTCGATGCCGCCAGTGGTATCCACGCTCGTCACAATCCACACTACATACGTACAGTACGTGGGGATAACAAAGACCCGTTGACACAGTTCCTTATTGATTCGGGTGTGCCAGCAGAGCGTGACGTGATGAAGCCTGACTCAACAACCGTGTTTAGCTTCCCAATGGAATCACCAAAGGGTGCAGTCACACGCACTGAAATGACAGCCATAGAACAGCTAGAGTTGTGGAAGACCTATGCCCTGCACTGGTGTGAACACAAGCCATCCATCACTGTGTCTGTAAAAGAAGAAGAGTGGATGGAAGTGGGTGCGTGGGTGTACGAAAACTTTGATGTGGCATCCGGTGTGTCCTTTTTGCCATTCAGTGACCACACGTACCAACAGGCACCATACCAAGACATAGAGCCTGATGACTACCTAGAGTGGAAGGAAAGGATGACGTACGTTAACATTGACTGGTCACGCCTTACTGACTTTGAAAAAGAGGACAACACCACAGGTTCGCGGGAACTGGCGTGTACTGCAGGTGTGTGTGAAGTGGTTGACCTCAATGCCGCCTAAAGAAAAGAAACCACTTGTTTGGAAGCGGGGAAAGGATTATCTTATCTACAATCCACCCCGCAAGTCAGAACAGTGGGACGAGTGGCAACGAGTTAAACAGAAACACGAGGAGAAGCAAAATAATGAAAAGTGACACTATAAATATAAATGACAAAGAACACAAAGTGGAAGACTTTGATTCAGTACAGAAGTACTATGTGCTACACATCGAAGACTTAGACACTCGTATTCGCAAACTAAACTTTGAGTTGGATGAGATGCGGGCGGCACGGGAATACTTTGGACAGTCGCTTGCAAATTCTTTGCAGGAACAGACTGATGATTGAAGTCAAGATAACACCTGAACTGATACAACGCGCACGTAAAAAAACTGCCACTGTAGGTAATCTACAGGGCAGCATTACGGGTAGCCTTAGTCATGTGGTGGGTGCTATAGGCGAGATCATTGTAGCCGACGCTATAGGTGCAGACGAATCTAACACCTACGACTACGATTTAGTTAGGGACGGGGAGCGTATAGACGTAAAGACCAAACGCTGCAACACCCGCCCCTTTCCACACTATGACTGTTCGGTGGCTGCACACGGGACCAAACAAGATTGTGACAGTTATGTGTTTGTACGAATCTTGACCGATTCATCACGAGCGTGGATACTAGGTTCTATTCCAAAACAGGACTTTTACACAAAGGCAACTAAACATAGACGCGGTGACGTAGACCCTGCCAACGGCTTTACATTCAAAGCTGATTGCTACAACCTACAAATAAGCGAGTTATCTGATGTCAAAAAAAGCATCTCTATTTAAATTTGAAGCAAACCTTTTGCCCAACGGAAAGGTCGAGTTGCTGTCTGAATCAGTCAAGCCCGAAGAGTTTGAAGCAGTGATGAACAAGGGGATGCCGGAGTACGATGGTTCGCACTCAATAGCATCCCTGTTACGTTATCTGCAATCGTGGTCTAACGAAGCGTTGGAGAAGTCAACTAGGTACGTCTAACTTTTGCCCTTGCCATCAGCGGCGTAGAACGGAACCATTTTTCCGGCTTTGTTCTTTACCATCTTTAGGCTACCACCGTCTGCCATCTTCATCATCGGCTTCTGCATCATCTGATTCTGCATCATGTTCTGTTGACCCTGTGTGGATGTCATCATGCCCCCCGCTTGTGCTTTCTTGCGGGGTTTTTTTGTTGCCATGCCGCCGTACATCATTGGCTTGCGCTTTGCAGCACCGCCGTACATCATGCCTTTGCGTTGTCCGTTAGTATATGTCTTCATTTGATTTCTCCAATTATATTTATTTAAACGGGGTTTTAACAGTATTTATGTCTCGTTTCCTTTTTGGAATTAGGCTTTTAACAAAGGAACCTACTCCTTTACTTAATTCTACGTTTGATACCCCGCCGGGATTTACTACTATATCTCTACCAATTTCGTCTTTTAATTTTCTTTCTTCTAGTAAAAGAGCCGCGTCAGAACTGGAAGCAGCTAAAGAATTTGTAAATGCACGTAAAAACAAAGTTTCCTTTTCTGGACTAAAAGGTTTTCCTGTTCTTATCATCTCCAAAAATAAAGTACCAAACTCAGGATCAAGCATAGCACCCTTTAGCATGTTGTATCTTCTAATTCGTGACTGTTGAATCATGGATTCTGATGCCAGCCAACGTAATCCAATTGCGTTTCTTTGCCAAGCGTATATTCTACTTACATAAGACTCTACGCTCAACGCTCGTGGCACACCTTGAATAGCAGTTTTTGCCACCGTAGAAGCATCAAGTTCTGTAATTACTTTAGCTGCAGATTCCCAGACTGTAAATCTTTCATCGCCTATAAGTTCCTTTACAATGCCTTGTTTTGTAGTGTTGTTTAATCCCAACATTTCATTCAAAACATCTAAATTAACTGCAAATTCCTGCGACAATGTATCTACGTCAGTTATGTTCATCTTTCTTCCATTAGGGAACACCTTGCTCATCATGGAATCTAGATATACGTTAGCAAGAACACCACTTATTTGGTCATCGGTTAGTTTTGTGTTGTTCTTTAATTCCTGTCGTAACTCCTGAACAACTAAAGAACCACTGTCTGTAATGGTACCCGCTATAGCTTCGTTGGATAGTTTCTTTCCAGTGTAAGATTCTAAAAACTTAACAGCCAGTTTTTTACTTTCTAACCTTTGTACAGCAGGTTTTATTGCACCACCAATGGCAACTTCCAAATCTTTTTCCGCTGTTTTTACTACGTCGTCGTACGTGGCTTGTCCTATGGACTTTGCATTGAACGCTTGAACGTCATCTAAAACCTTGCCTACAGAAATCATGGGAACGTCCGTTCCATCTGCTGACTTCATGGTAAATATTCTAGACAAGTTGTCTAGTTCTTTAAACGCTTGTCCGGGAATTAGACTGCTCTTTTGCCCCACAATATGTTCTGAAACAGCGGCAGAAAGTATTGATCTAAACGCTTCGGTGGTAGTCTCACCTTCTATAAAGGCATACGTTACAACAGAAGGATCAGGGTCACTTCCTTGTACCTTTGTACCCAAAACTCTAGCTAGATTGTTGTAAAAAGCTTTACCTTCTGTTTGTGAATCCATATTTACTAAGGAGCGTATGTTTAACCACGTCTTTGGATCACCATTTCTGTACGTTATGTTAAGCGGCACGTTAGTTGCAACTTCTGAACTGGTGTCTCTTTTACCCCAACTCATCCACTTTGGTATTACGCTACCCTTGTCATGCCACTTATTTTTGTATTCTCCCCATCCTTGATTTGCTTTATTTAAGACATCAGGTACAGACTCTAACATTCCGTCTGTATCTTTTATGAAAAGGGTTTGTGCGGGAAGAACACTACCATCTGCAGTCTCTATAGAAAACTGTCCCATTTTACTTGATAATATTGCGCTTACAGTTTTTAAAGTTTTAGCATCTTCTCCATCAATTTTGTAAGACAATTCAGTTACTGCCCTGTCAAACTCACGCATTTGATTTAAAGACACGTTTAACATACTGTTTAACATAGTTGCTTCAGGAGTATCAGAAGAGTTAGCTGCTTCTCTAAGGTATCGTATAACTTGAACAGTTTGGCTTTCTTCTTTGTTAAATAATTTACCGCTATTTTTAAAAGATTTAACCAGCCCTTTAACTACATCTTCTACAGAATCACCTTCGTCGGCTAAAGCCAAAAAGAATGGTTCTGCTAACTCTTCAAAGATAGCTTCATTAGCTGATCTTTGTCCTTTTGACATGCCTGATTTTGCTAGTTGGCGTGACTTTATTACACCTGCTTCTTGCACAGTAAACAACGCATCAAACGCATCACCTATGTTTACAGTAGCCATACCAGATGTTACAGGGCTTCCATCTTCCAAGAAAAATTTAGCGGGCTTTGATGGTGTACCTAGTCTGTAGTATGCTTGTTGGGCTATTGCCTTTTGGCTTCCATGTGACGCTTCTAAAATCGTAGCCAGTAGTTCTCCTGTTGATTCTATAGAAGATATAAGGACAGGCTGAGAAGCACCCTGTGCTAAAATACCACCCGGATATTGGGTATCGCTGAAGTCTTTTATTTTTATTTTAGCTGAATCTAGATTGCCTAGTTCTTTAATAACATTTTTAGAAACTTTGTTTACTACTTTTGCAACTTCGTCAACGACTTTGTTTGCAAGCATTTCAAATTCTGCTTTAGGAAGACCACTTGAAGTAAGTAGATTTTGATCTTGTAAGTTTCTTACGGCTATGTCCACAGTCTGTTTACTTCTTCCTCCCAAACTTTGTGCCTCTACAAAGGAAAGATTTTGACGTAATTTATCTAATTGAGATGTCACACCATCGGTGTTAATTATGCCAATCAACTCTGTAAGTTCATCTACACTAGCTTGCCCACCTGTTACAGCTTCTGCAATCATGCCGTAGAACTCATCGTACTGCGCTACTTTAGGTGCGCTAGGGTCAGGTGCTTGCAAATTAAATAGCACACCACGTAGTGCTTCTATTGTGCGGGTTTTTGCCATCACTACTGTTTGTAGCACTTCAAGGGATTTTTGATCCGTTGCCATAGCACCAACACTCATGGTTGCCCGTGTTATATCTTCTAAACCTTGCAGACCTACTAAGTTACTAAGATTCGCAACGCTCATGGATATAGTGCCTTCATCCAAACCTGCTTTAATCAGGGGTTCAAACGCATTTGATACGTAGTCACCTCGTGCTTGCATAGTTGCTTGCATTTCTGGAGAATATTTACTTATGTGTTTTGCTAAAAACTTTCTGTACCTATCTTTGCCCCCTGCACCCGGAACAGACTTAAACAAAAGCTTACCCACGTCAGAACCCATCACTCTAAAATAGGCGGGATTAGATACAGTACGAAGGACATCAAACATTATGCCTCCCCCCAATCCTATAAGTTCACCCATGTAGGTGCTATTCATTACTGAACCATCTTGACTGTCTGTCATCTGGAACATGTGTCCTGTAAGACCCATACCCAATACAATAGCACTGTCTGTTCTTTTTACATCCCTAATCCACAGGGGCGTAGCAGATCGTACTTCTATAGCTTGTAACTCTGTAGTTGCTTCTGATAGGTCTTTCTTAATTGCTTTAAGAAGTTGTCTATCTTTTATTGTACCAGTCCCGTTTGCTATGCGTGTTTCTGCACCTTTTTGTCTATTTTTTAAACGATCCATGTACTTTTTCTGGGCTATGACTTCTGCCCTCTGTAACACAGGATTAGACGCATCCCTGCTTTGCATGGCTCTGTTAAGTTTTACTTGGGTGCGTAAAGGTCCGAATCTTATTCTTTGGAATATTGACGGGTCTATCTGATCGTCTGTTTCCTCAATCAAACCAGTCTTTTTGTTAAAGCGTATTTGGGGACGAAGACTAACAAACTTTTTTAAGCTTTCTTCTACTGACCTAGAGGTACCTTCGCTTAATTCTTTAGCAAAAAACGCATCAAATAGTTGTAATTCTTTTTTGTTAGTAAGTCCGGCTTTGATAACCAAAGCCCTAGAAAAAGGCAACACTTGGGATGCTATGTTTAAAATGCGAGGTCCTGCTCCTGTGAACGTGTTCATGTACTCTTCTGCTGCTGGAAGGGATATTTCAAATCCTTTTTGTGCCATTGTTGCTATAAACATGTCCGTAGCTTCAGGCCAAGCATCAGAAAGAATTGATTGACGACGCACACTACTTCTAATATCCCAATATCCTGATTCGTCAGAAGACTCAGCCATTGCCAAGTTAAAAACTGATAGAACTGAGTCTGTGACTTCTCCTGCACCCCACAACAACATTTGAATGGGGAATCTAACGTTGCCTTCAACGGCGGATTTTTGAATCTTTTCAAAGTCACCCATTGATATAGAATTTTGTGCGTGTTTTACAACTCCAAGAATTGTGCGAGGATCAGTAACTCCCACTGAATTAAGACGCTTTTTAAGTATTTGTGCGTACACAGGAAATGCTTGTTCTTGGTCAAGCATAGATAAAGAAATCAAACTGTTCTTGTTCACCCAAGTTTCTTTTTCTTCAGTAGTCAGGTCTGACCATTTTACTCTTGACCTAGTTATATCTGAAGTGGAGAACACTCGCAGTTGCTTGGCAAACTCGTCTGTGCTATCTTCTTGTTTTGCTATTGTTAATTCAAAATCAGGTACTGTTGTTTCTTTAAGTAGGTACCCGTCCCAATCAAAATCAACTTGAGTGCCACCCTCTGAAACAATACTAACAGCACCAAAGTTGTTAGCCGCGTTAATGCGCGACATATAATTATCTGGCAACTGGCTAAAGGGAAGGTATTGTCCCTTTGAGTTATACACGCCTTGTGAATTTGCAAAAGCGGCCTTTGCTTCTGCAGTGTCTAGACTAAAGGGTATGGTTTCCCCAGACGAACCAATCAGATTGTCTACATCTTGTATAAATACATTAGTCTTAATTAGTGACGGGTCTTTTACTTTTGCTTTTACATTCTTTTTAATTGCAAAATCAACAATAGGAACAGGAGCAAGTTCCTCCCCGTACTCCTCAATCAATTCAGGGGCTGGAGATTTAAATACCCCCTTTCCACCACTAGGTTCTAAAGCGGGAAACTTATCTACAGGTTCAGCAGGTACAGTCGTAGAAGGGTAGACTCCCTCGCCTACTGTGCGATCACGCGCAGCAGCTTGGTCTGTGTCCAATTTACTGATTTGGTTTTCCCTGTTAGCTTGTGCTTCAAGGTCAGCAGCCCGCTTTTCATCCATACGATTTTGCATGATTGTCTGTAGGTTTTCAGCCATAAAGGTCTACTTTCTTCCTAAGATATTGTTTACGTCTTCTTTTGTAGTTTGCCCAGATTGAATAAGTTGTTCTACGGTAGTTATTGTTGGTTCATTAGGATTACCTGTACCCAGACCCAAATCAAATGGCTTTGCAAATCCCAAGTTAGTTCTGTTGGCTACTATGGCATTAAAGTCATCAACACTGTATGGGGCATCTACTGATGGGGATTTATCCTTGTCATCATCTGATGAAAGACCTAATCCCATATCAACACCCGCCGATTCCGCCGCTTCAGCCATACTAAGTTGTGCGTTTACACCGGGCAACGATAGTAGTTTTAAAGTTGAAGTGGCTACGTGACCACCCCCTGCTATATTTTCAGCAATCATAACCTGTTGTTGAACTTGTTTTTGTATTTTTATAAGAACAGCTTCTTCAATTGCAGGATTTGAAATAAGCTTGTTGTTGTTAAACGCTTTTAAGAAGTTAAGAACGTCTTGGTCAGAAATAGTACGACCACCTGTTCCACCTTGTGTAGCACTTGCTAAAGCATACGCAGTCATAAATCTATAGTAACCACGCATGGCGTACTTTAATGTTTCTTCGTCACCTTCTGCCTTAGCTGTAACTTCTTTTTGAAACATTGCCTCAAGTTCTGCTCTAGCTTCTTTTTCTTTGGCTGTAAATTGTTCAAGGGATACGCCTCGTCGTTTAGCTTCTATCCTTTGTTCATCTAAAGACAAGTCAGAAAAGCTAGTAAATGTC